ATGCCACTCACAGACACCCGCGTTAAAAACGCCCGCCCACAGGATAAGCCCTACACATTACAGGATGGTCAGGGGCTTTACCTCGAGGTCAGACCCACCGGCGCAAAATACTGGCGCTACCGGTACTGGCTCACTCCCACCAAAGATGGTCGATATACTATCGGCGAATATCCTTCCGTTTCTCTTTCCGATGCGCGCCGCGAGCGCGAATGGGCCCGCGAGCAGGTTAAGCGCGGACTTAACCCCACAGACGTTAAAAAACAGCAACGCCAGCGCGCCGAAATCGAATCGGCCAATACGTTCGAACTTGTGGCAAAAGAGTGGATTGAGAAGAAGCGTCCTACCTGGACGAAAGGAACCTGTGAGCAGGTAGAAAACTTTCTGGCGATAAACTGCTATCCGGCATTCGGTAACAAACCAATCCGCGATATCACTGCGCATGAAATTCTTGCGGTGTTAAAAAAGATGGAGAGCCGCGGATCGACGTCTTCCGCGTTAAAAGTGCGGCAATGGTGCTCGGCAATTTTTTGTTATGCGGTTGCCACGCTTCGCGCCGACTCTGATCCGGCCGCCGCCCTGAAAGGAGCAATTATTCCGCCGAAAACTGAAAATTCCCGTTGCCTGACTGGTGACGAGCTGCGCAAATATTTTGCTGCAGCGGAAAGTTACACCGGCCACACACAGACGAAATTATGTTTACAGTTGTTACCATTCTTTTTTGTGCGCCAGGGGGAGCTGCGCGGGGCGGTGTGGACAGAAATAGACTGGGACCAGAATCTGTGGGTGATCCCGGCTGAGCGAATGAAGATGAGCCGCCCACACTCAGTTCCGCTGACTCCTTACACCCGATCTCTACTGGAGAGGGCGAAGGCGCTGGCCGGAGATAATCCGCTTATCCTTCCCGGTGTGAAGAATCCCCGTGCGCCACTGGCCGACAGCACCATTAACCGAGCTATCGTTTACCTGGGGTTTGCAGCGAAGCACATTACAAGTCATGATTTCCGTGCCACCGCGTCAACCACGCTATACGAAATGGGATTCCGGCGTGAGGTTATAGAAAAGCAACTGGCGCATGCCGAAGCTAACCGTGTCGTTGCCGCCTATAACCACGCCGAGTATCTGCCAGAACGGCGAGAGATGATGCTCGCCTACGAGTCCTGGCTTCGAGGTTTTATGCCTGGCTCTGGCCCTTGATTCGCTCGATGTATGGCACGATAGACGATTCAGGCCACTTTGAACGCGGCCCATCCTTCAGAGGGCGCGGTAGTTCCCCGCAACTCACCTTTCGGTAAAGCGTGGCGCGAGACATGCTGAGAACGTCGCATACAGCCTTTACGCTTAATAATTTTTCCATTGATGCTCTCCACTGGCCCCATCCGGGGCCGTTTGATATTTCGTTATCAGCTGTCACGGCGCCATGCGAATGGCAACGGTTCAGGTAAAATCCACAGGTGGCGCATATTCGCCACGTTCACCACGTCGCGTTCCGCCGGGAAAATCTCGACCGCATCCCGGTCTGCATAACCCACTGCGTTTTTGATTTCCTGGAGCGTGTCCCAGCTTATGCCGTCTTTCCAGCGTCCCGCTAACCCCAACTCTCTTGTATTAACGGACAGGCGAATTACGCCCCCTTCCTCATGAAACTCCTGCACCAGAAAGCGTGGATTTATCCAGACGTTGGTTCGACTGGGATCGTTGAGTTTTTCCGGCCACTGCGCTTTCGGTACCTCTTCAAGACAACAGATCATGGTTTTCCCCTTAAACTCATCACAGGGCTTGCCAGAGCACGTAGCCGGCGCGGTTTATCCATCGGCGTCGCGATGTAGCTGTGTTGGCAGTTCCTGATCTCGACGCGAAGTTTGGTCCCGTCAACCCGGATCATGTAATCCACGCTTTTGCCTGTTATGCCGTAGTCCCCGAAACGCTCGTAATGCTCCTGGAGCGCTGCGGCGCAAGCCTGTCGTGCCACGGGAGATTGTTTGCTGCCTCTGTTAATTAGTCTCATCGTTAACCGGGAGGGCGAACCCTCCCGCCTCCCTTAGCCGACATACTCAGGTTTCATATCCAGCAGCGTGATGCTGAATTTCTCGTACAGCTCATCACCCAGGTGGCGTTTCGCCGCCGCCAGGGTCTGCTCAGCCTTCGTGAACAGCTCAGCAGCTTCCGGTTCACCCGGCTGCGGAAGAGAGTTGATCGCCGCTTCGACTTTGTTGCGCGCATCCACCAGGTAGTAGCGCTTCACGGCTTTGTTTTTCAGTTCAGTAAACAGGGCGGTGCCCAGTCTGGCTTTCGCTGCTTCGATATCAACACGTACAGCTTTCGCGCTGTCGACGTCTTCAGCAGTTTCAATGCGGTCGCGGAAATCATCGGCCAGGGTATCTATGTTCGAAGTAGGCACCTGTGCGCTGGTGGTACTCACATCGCTGGTAATTTCTTGGACGCTCATGCGCGGAGCGGGCTCCGGATTAATAACTTTCTCCTGGCGTTCTTCCAGTTCGTCCGGTGTGTAAACACCCAGAATGACGTCAGGGCAGTACAGCCGGGCCCAGCGCTTAACGGCAAGATAAGCGAGCTGCTGGCGGGGGTCGTCTGCCCAAAGCGGGGAGTTGCGCACACGAGCCTGAGCGAGCAGCAGGTCAAGTTCACGCGGTTCGTCTTCACCTTTCAGCCGGGCGCGGATGATAATGCCGATCCCGGTTTCGTCAGCCATTGTCCAGCCGGGTACGCGGTATTCACCTTTCTCGCCTTTTTTGATACTGAATTTACCGATTACATTTTCCCACGGGCCATACCACTCATATTCAAAGCGGGTGGCCAGCACGCCGCTGCGTGAGATGACGGCATTCACTAACTGAGCTTCATAGCTCAGCGCACCGTTAATCAGGTGGGTTTTCTGAGCGACCGCAAAGGGATTCATCTGCCACTGCGCTGCCTGCATAGCGACAGCCATGCAGTCAGCCGGATTACCCTGCAGGTGACGCGGTACCGTTGCTGAGCCCTGCGCCATCATCTGGGCGAAAGAACTGATGGCATTCAAATACTGAGAATCAAAAAGCGCGATATTCGAATTAACGACTGCGTTCTGGTCGGCTGCTACTACGTTTGTGTTTTCCATGATCTCCCCCTTATACATTTGCCAGACTGCGCAGCGCTTCGAGACGGCGCATGTCGTAATCGCTCAGTTCGTCGGTGTAATCGTCAACAATCGGGGCTGGCCATTCGCCGGTATCGAATGCGTTTGCGATTGCCCGCATGGTAGTGCGGTACTCAAGCGCACCCAGCTCAAGCAGTTCCTGGCTGGCTTCGACAATGGCTATCCAGTGGTAACCTTCGTCTTTGTTCACGAAAATCCAGAAGAACTGATCCAGTGCTGCCGTTTCGGTATACATGGCCGCGCTCAGGTGATAATCGCGGTCAATGATTTCGCGATGGAGCCGGGCACGCAGGCCTGACTGCTTGATGTTCCACATGCTTATCGTCTTGAGGTCAGCTCCGATACGGATGCCGTTCATATCGATTTCAAGGTCCGGGCGCACGCGGATTTCCAGCCCGGTTTCTTCGTCGATCCCGAAATAGCTGACTTCAACAGCACGCCCCGGGTGCGTCAGGAACTTACCGGCGGTCGGGTGGGCCAGTAACACCGACTGAATAGCCCGGGCGGTCGCCAGCTGCTGGCGCGTTACCAGAATTTTTTCCTCCGGGTTTTCGCGCCATTCATCCAGCAGTTCGTCTGCAAACACCGCATCTGGTTTGACGGTCTTCACAGCCTGAATCAGATCAGCTTTGGTACCGGATACTTTCAGAGGCGCTGGTTTTTGGGCCTCCTGCGCCACCAGGCCAGGATTAATGATCGCCAGTTGTTCGAGAAGCGCGTCACGGCTGCCGCTGGTTTTAACTGGCGCCGGCAGGGTGGCGTTGTATTCTTTGATACAGGCTTTCATTGCGGTCGCTGTCTGCTTCTGGTCAGGCTCAATACGCTGATAATCAGCAGGCAGAGCCATATAGCTTTGCGCTGTCTCTTCCAGGGAACCGCCCAGCGGCACCGGGGCGGGCAGGGTGGCGTTGTGCGCCTCCAGCAATGCTTTGATATCGTCTGCGCTGAGTTGCGGCGCCAGGCTGGTGTTATGTGCGTCGATAAACGTGCGCAGCGTTGCCGTGGTGGTGAATGCACCTTCCGGGATTTCAGGTTCAATACTGAATTCTGTGTGCAGGTTCTCCGGTTGCAGTGCCAGCGCATGCACCAGGTTACCCATATCCAGCACTTTGGACTGCTCGCGGGAAATGGTCTTTTCAACGTGGCGCGCATTGAAATACATCAGCGATACACGAGCATCTTTCACCATGGTTGAGCTGATACCGTTCGCGGCGTGGTAAACGTTGTTCGGCAACCCTTCATAGCGGCCTGGTTCGAAGAAAGTGGGGTACTCAATAGCTTCTGGTTCAGTTTTTGGCGAAGATGGCTCGCTTTGTTGCTGATCTGGTTCAGACTGGTACGGTTTAACAGATTCCTGGTTCGTTTCCGGCTCAGTGTGGTTAGCCAGGCGCGGAGCGTTAGCCGCGAAAATACCGGCAGCGTTTACGGCATCTGCCTGCGAATGATCTTCATCAGCGCTTTCGCCTGTTGAAACCGGTGTACCAGCCGGGATTTCGTTACTGACAGCCTTTTCCATCTGCACATCTTCGGTAATCTCCAGTTCTTTGCGCAGGCCTTCGGCCATTTCCTGATAAGTGGCGTCGCCCATTACGGGGCCGTTGTCCGGATTAATCGGGGCGTTACTAGTCAGCCCTTCGATGGAGAACACTCCAGCGCCGAGGTTTTCGACCTTAGGCTGTGCTGCCGCTTCTTCAGCCCGGCGACGCGCCCCTTCTTCCCGGACGCGCTGTAAGTTCTCTTCGTGAGTACAGAAGGATTTACGCGGCGTTTTATCCCATTTCGGATCCGCCGGGTCGCTGATACCCTCAACATATTCGCCTCGGTCAGCGGCCAGTTGTTTATCCAGGGTTTCACGGCTAAATTGCGCAGCCTCCACAGTTGCAGCATCTGGCTTGGCATGCTGGTGTTCTTTCAGGTTTGCGCTGATGTAGGTTTGCAGGCTGACCGGGAAATGATGGACGTTTTCGGCGGCACCACGGATCAAGGCGAAAATGGCAGCGCGCGAATAGTCCAGGATGCCCGCTGTTTTGCGCAGCGCTGCTGACCATTCCCTGAACGGGCTTTCTTTTTTCTCAATGATTTCTCTGGCGCGGCGGTGAATGGATACAGGCATGTTGTAAATATCGAAATCCATCGGCAGCGTCGCGGCTGCAATTTCAATATCCAGCGTATCCAGGGTGTGCGCATAATCCTGGCTACGATCTGTCGCGATGCCGCCGCCAGCATTCGTGCCGGTGTCTGTGCGCTGAATGGCGGAAATGCGATTTCCTTTGGCCCATTCCTTCACAAGCAGCCCCTTGTCGATATACGCGGTTTCGCTCCAGGCTTTCAGGAACTGCAGCATTACGCCAAGCTCAGGCAATTTTTTATCCTGCGGGAACACTTCCCTGACCGCGTCGGTCAGTTTCCATAGGTCGTATTCCCTGACGTCTTTCAGGGAAGGGGTGTTTTCAGCGGCCAGGAGCAGGTTTTGTACGTACGAGTTATCCACGTCCATTTCCAGTGCGATAAGGGCATTTTTCTGCTCTGCCTGGATGTGGTAGGCGTATTCGCTTTCAGAGATAAACTGAGCGAGTAGACGCTGGCGGAATGGCAGGGTTGCCACGGTGATAAGCTCTGGAATTTCCGCATTCTGCAATTTCTGAACAATGTCAGTTGCGGAGGCGGCGGTAGTATTAATTTCAGGCCAGTCATGAACGATGTCAGCCCACTCTTTAACGAGCTGGGAGCGATCACCCGGGTCAGCTTCCACCCAGGCTGTAATAAATCCGTTGATGGCGCTTACTTCGTGGTTCTGCTCCAGTGGGAATAATTCTTTTACAGCCTGAATGAGTTTCCACTCAACATGTGCAGACAGTTCATCAATGCCTGGTACCTCCCGGCAGGCCTGCAGCAGATTCTGGATATAGATATTGCTTTCGTCCGCCTCAGCTGCGCCGATCTGTACGTGCACAGCTTCACTGATTTCTTTTTCTTCAGTGTCGTTAAGCAGGTGTGCAATCAGGCGCTGCGGCAGGCGCAGTCGTGCTACCGGGCGGAGCAGTGCAGGGGCGTCAGCTGCTGGAGTACTGGCTTTAGCGGCAGCGTCCGCCAGCTGCGCGCGTTCGTCCTGGATATTTACGGATTCAGCCGGTTTCGCTTTTGGTAGCCATGTACGCCCGTCTTCCTGCAGTTCGTAACGATCACACCAGGTGAAGTCGACGACGCCTTCTTCCGGCAGATCATTTACCACCGGGAAATCAGTCAGGACCGGCAGCTGGTAATCCGCGCCGCGACCGACTTCGATTTCGGCATCTTCCAGGATGTTCTCGATTTCACGCTGGGCGCGTGAGTCGGATTTTGCAGAGAACCAGCAAAACAGGTTTTTTGCTCCTGACTTCGCTTTTGCCTTAATGAGAAACGCATATGTGTTCATTGCGTCTGAGCTCCTTTGGGTTGTAAGATCCCCGGCGCTTGTAAGAGCCGCCTTCGGTTTAGGTGAAAAATTCCGGTATGCTTTGGTCGGTGTTACCGGACGTAAGGCCCGCTTCGGCGGGTTTTTGCGTTTATGGCTCGTGAGCCATCTGATCGTGCCCGGCGCACTGCCTGGAGCAGTAATGCCGTTCTTCGCGGGCAAGCATGTTGCCGCGCAGTAAAAGCAGGGTGCTTTTCATTTCATCGCCTGGCTGAAGGAGGCTTCTGCAGTAGGCGCATTTCGCACCGGTGGTTTCCTGACCGTGAATCATCGGATCCCCCCAGCCATTCAGTAAAACTTCCACAAGACAATCGTTAATACGTATGGCACCGCGCATGGTGCGCAGGTAAACGTATTTGCCGCGAACCGCTGACACATTCCAGGTGTGCCCGTCGTGCTTTGCCAGCATTCCCGGAACCACACACTGGCGAATGATGTGCATCGTGCCGTAGTGTTGATTAACCATCTCATCCTCTGCCCTTATCGCCAGGCTGGCGGAACGTTTGTAAACCTGCTGCGTGTTAATGACTCCACCTCATCCCGGTATTCATATACTCCGGGCCGCTACTTCGTGGGCGTCCTGCCTTGGTGGTCGTTACTGCGTTTTGATGAGTTGATATTAAGTCTCAGGCTTAATTATTGTCAAGCTTTTAGCTAAGTAGATTTTAAGTTTTAGGCTTAAACGTGATAGGAGATGTGAATTTCTGGCAAAAAAAATCCCAGCCAAAGGCCGGGATACGGGTTTTATAGTCAGATTTAATATTTCGAACTGGCGGGAGGGTTTCTAATTTCTAAGGCGTATTTTTGATACAGCTTAATCTTCGTGAAACTTAACGCGCCCCTTCATGTACTTCTCGTACAACTCATCAAGTTCTTTTAAACGTATAGCGAAAATCCTAAGCATGTTTTCTTGCTCTGCGCTTGGTAACTGGCGATAAAGCTCAAGCAATCTTTGCTCGTCCGGCTTCAACCCGTCTTTTTCACCTACATCCTCACCAAGAAGCCAAGGGACTGAAACGCCAGCAGCATCTGCGATCGCAAGCGCTGATTTCTTACTAATTACACCTTTTTTGAACCAGCCGTTAACGGATTGCGGAGTTACCTGCGCAACGCGAGCCATATCTGATTTTGTCATCCCACGCCCATTTAATTCATTGAGGCGCTCGACAAGTGTTGGGTTTAGAAGCGGTTTCTTTTCCATAACCAAGAGAATAAGCCTTTTGCTTAAACTTTAAAATTCGCCCCAGGCTTGACAATATATTAAGTCTAAGGCTTAATTTGTTGTAAGTTCAAACCGGAGACAATGATGAACGGATTAATTAAAGCAATTAAAACTGCTGGGAACGCTTCAAACCTAGCCGTCATGTTAGGTATCAAGCCCATGTCAGTGAGTCGCTGGAAGAATCGCTATAACGGTAACGTCCCCGCCGATCGAGTGCTGCAAATCTACGGCGTAACTGGCGTCACTCCACATGAGCTACGACCCGACTTATACCCCAACCCAACCGATGGTCTTCCGAAACAGGAGTAACCATGCAAACACTTCAATTTCAACAGAGTACCGGAACAATGCCGGGGGCGATGATAAATCGCTCTCAGCCGAAACCGGAGTATACGCACCAGCAGATCCGTTGCGCTGTTCGTGCCTGGGCGGCTGCAATCGATTACCAGGACGTGGTGGCCGGGCTGATTGTTGAGGAATATCAACTCAGCGGTGGCAGCCTGGATTTCCCGACCGAAATAAACCGCCAGCGTCAAAAGCTCTTTCGCTGGCTGGACGGTGATACCGATTACGCACATGCAAATATCCGCGAGTTAACTCCGGCAATTCTTAACGTACTCCCGCTCGAGTTCCGCAGCCGGCTTATCCCACAGGAAGACATCCTTTCGCGCGTCGCGACGGCGATGAAAGAGTGTGCGGAAGCCAAGCAGGCCGTGCTGATGAAAGCGCCTGAACATCAGAAGCTGAAAGAGGTAAGTGAGGGGATCGCGTCGTTGTTTCGTCTGATGCCCGAGCAGGTCGGTCCGTTGATGACAATGGTCATGTCGATGCTGGGCGTCATGTAACAGGGGCCGCTTATGAACCACGAACAGTTCATTAAGAAACACGTCTGTGAAGAGCTGATTAAGCAGGGCTTTCCAGTTCCGGTCGCTCAGGGGGGGGCATTACAGGCTGTGGACTTATACCGGCGCATGTCTCAGGCAAGCCGTAAGGGGAAAATTTTCGATGATGTTTTACGACACGCGAAGTTGTGGGCAGAGAAACAAACAACCTCAGCCGACAGGTTCGAAGAAAAGCGCGTCAAGCGCACCGAACAGCGTGGACTGTTCTGAAAGGGTGAAGACCGTGCTGGTGGAACAGCAACGGCCTTCGGGTGCAATAACTGGATGCAATTGCGAGGTCAGTATGACTGGACAAACCGAAAATTTCAACGAGGTGCGCTATGGGTAATTTAGCGCGTCTTTCCGTAGTACCAATCAGACCTGAATTGCAGGTGGTGGAGATGCGTGTGGCCGATACAGACGATGGATTCACACGTCTGGCGAACGAGCTGTACGAGGAGCTTATTGGGGCCAACCTGACGAAAAATCAGGCCAAGGTTGCTCATGCTGTTTGCCGAAAGACCTATGGGTTCAACAAAAAAATGGACCGCATTGCTGACACCCAGCTAGCTCAGTTAACCAGGCTGCCCCGGCAGAAAGTTAACGCTGTAAAAAAAGAGCTGCTGAGCATGCACGTCCTGATATCTGATGGTTCATTAATTGGGCCGAATAAAAACCTTAACGAGTGGAAAATCCCTCCCGCTAAAAGCGGACCCGTGAGTCACCACGGTAGTGACAAAAATTGTCACCATGGTAGTGACAGTCACCATGATGATGACACTGTCACCACGGTAGTGACAAAAAATGTCACCACGGTAGTGACAAGCCTGTCACCACAATGGGGACACACAAAAGACACTATTACAAAAGACAATAAAGACAATATTAATAAACCCCCTAAATCCCCCAGGACAGGAAGATCTGATTTCAATCCAGAAACCGCTCCTGTCCCGGAATGGCTTTCGCGTGAAACCTGGTCTTCATGGGTCGCCTATCGTCGCGATCTGAAAAAGCCCATCAAGTCGATGCAGACCGTTACGCAAGCTATCAACCTGCTGGGCCGCTGTATCGCCAAAGGATATAGCCCCGAAGAAATAATCAACCGGAGCATAGCCAACGGCTGGCAGGGGTTGTTCGAACCTGAGCAGTCAAAAAACACTGCGACGTCGCGCTATCAGTCGCAGGCCCTTTCGGTACCGCAACCTGATAACACGATTCCGGACGGATTCACGGGGTGATCATGAAAACCAGCAGCGAATTAATCGGACGCCTGCAGCGGCTCATGCCGGCGGGTATCAAACCCAAGTTCACCAGCGCTGAAGAACTTATGGCCTGGCAGCAGGAAGAGGGCCGCAAGCATTGCGCTGAGGTGGAGAAACTCAACCAGAAAGCGCGTGCAGACCGCATTTTCGGGCGATCGGGTATTCAGGACTTGCACCGTAGCTGCACGTTCAAAAACTACCAGGTGAGCGGCGAGGGGCAGCAACTTGCGCTGACGATGGCGAAACGCTACGCGCAGAACTTCGGTACCGGATTTGGCAGCTTCGTGTTCAGCGGCGGCTGCGGTACCGGGAAAAACCATCTGGCGGCAGCGATCGGAAATCATCTGCTCGGGCGTGGCGCCACGGTGCTGATTGTAACCATCCCCGACCTCATGTTGCGCGTTCGCGCCTGCTACGACGAGGGCGAATCAGAATCCGCGTTACTGGATGACCTGTGCCGCGTGGACCTGCTGGTTCTCGATGAGGTGGGTGTACAGCGCGAGACGCGCGGCGAGTTCGTCATCCTGAACCAGATTATCGATCGCCGCCTGGCAGCCCTGAAACCTGTCGGTGTGCTGACCAACCTGAATCACCCTCAACTGACCGCCGTACTGGGCGAGAGAGTGATGGACCGCCTGCAGATGGATGGCGGTGTCTGGGTGAACTTCAACTGGGCCAGTTACCGTAAAAACGTCAGCCACCTGCGTGTGGTGAAGTGAGGAAATCATGACAACGAATTTTGTTAACGACGTGATCAGCTTCCTGACTAACCGGGAAGGAAACCTGCATGAAATCGCCGCGGCTATCGGCATGGACCCAAACCGGACCTCAACGCTGCTGGGTGGCCTGTTGCGTAGCGGTACCGTCGCTCGCTCCGGGCGCATGCGGAAATACGTTTACAGACTGGCGCCTGATTACCGTACCCCTGAGCAAATTTACCAAGAGCGGCTTAGCACAGTCCTGGCTGCACTGCACGAACGCCAGCGCCTGAGTTTTGGTGAGGTGAAAACGCTCATCGATGAATCATCCTGTCTTACCCGTTCCTTCCTCGAGCAAGCCGTAAAACGAGGTGAGTTTATCAAGCAGGGTAAACAGGGTTATTTCCTGACGTTTCAGGATTACGAAACGTACCTGGAAGCACTGGCTGAGCGCCGTAAGGCAAAGCGTACAGCTGACTGTGCCGCCCGCCGCGCAGCGCGGAAATCTCAGGTCAAGCCAGCGGAGCCGGAAAGACCGGCGGAGCCAGTTAACGCAATTACAGATAAATGCCGCCAGAACTGGCAGGGTTATCATATCCATAAAATTTTCGGGAGCGCCCGCGCATGAAAGACATGACGAATGAGCAGTTAATTCGCGCCACCTACGTGGTCGCTAAGTACGAAAATCCGAAGACGGCACAACTGCTGACTGAACTGGCGGGGCGGCTGGACTGCGCGCTGGCAGCGACGCGTACGGCTTGCCGGGAACGTGACGCCGCTGTCAGAGCCGAAATTGAGTGGGAGACGGCCATGCGTCAGGCTGTTGGCGAAGACGGCGTTGATGACGTGGTTGTGGCGATCGAAAAGCTGAAAGCTGAACGCAGTGCGCTGGCTGCGGAGAATTTGGCGCTGAAATCATCATTTAAGCCAGACGTAATTCCAGAAGAGGCAGTTGAGGCATTCACGGAAACCGCCATCCTGGACCACGACTGGAATGATACTAGCGAATGGTCATGGGTTGAGAATGATACAGATGTCATCCGTGCTGTGCTGGATGCAATGCCCGTTCCAGAAACCCCAATCACTGACTCCTTCCTGGCAGAAGTCCGCAAACAGGGCGTTATCGAATTTGCAGCAGCGATGGCGGCTATACACGCTGAATGCCAGGCGGGCGGATATTTTGACCGGCAGGTAAAAGTTTACGCCAAAGCTCAGGAACTGGCTGAGTCGTATCTTAAGCAGCGTAGCGGGGAGAAAGCAGTATGAGTAAATCACTGAACGCCCGTTGTATCCGTCGCTGGGAATTGCAGATGCGCGATGTATGCGATTCGAAAGTAAACCCGTGGTGGCGCAAGCGTGATCTGCGCGGCTATATCCGCGAATGCGGATTAATCACCGCGTATTGCATGGTTGAACGAATGGCAGAAGACAACGCCAAAGTTGACTATCAGGGCGACACATTCGGATGGTCGCCGGAGTTTTCAGCCTGGTATGACGAACGCCGCGACCACTACCTGAAAGAGGCTCGCGATTACCTGAACGAAGAAGCCACCACGGATGAAATCGACGAAGAGATTCAGAACGAGCTGGAGGCCTGGAATGACTGAGCATGTCACTTTGCACAATGCTGATTGCTTCGATATCTTCCCCACGATTGCAGACGGTTCTGTTGATCTAGTTTGCGCTGACATTCCCTACGGTACCACGCAATGCCGCTGGGACTCTGTCCTTGACCTGCAGGTGATGTGGCAGGAGTTGTACCGCATCGCCAAACCGTCTGCAGCCATTGTGTTGTTTTCCGCACAGCCGTTTACCAGCGTGCTAGTCAGCAGCAATCTGCGTCACTGGCGTACCGAGTGGATTTGGGAGAAAGGCAACGCGACAGGATTCCTCAATTCCAAAAAACAGCCGCTGCGCGCCCATGAAAACATTCAGGTATTTTATCGTCGCCAACCGACGTACAACCCTCAATTCACGCACGGGCATCAGAGGCGTACATCTAAGCGAAAAATGGTTGATTCGGAATGCTACGGAAAAGCGCTATCCCTAACGGAATACGACTCAACCAGTCGGTACCCGCGTGATGTTCAGTTTTTCTCGAGCGATAAGCAAACCGGTAATTTTCACCCAACGCAAAAGCCGCTGGCGCTGTTGAAATACATCATCGCAACCTACAGCAATCCGGGTGACGTGGTGCTGGATTTCACAATGGGCAGTGGTACTACAGGCGTGGGATGTCAGGAAACTGGCCGTACGTTCATCGGCATTGAAAAAGAGACGGCAATTTTCCTTACCGCCTGCCAGCGCATGGGCATTAAGCAGGAGCGTGCAGCATGAGTGACGCATTACTCGAGTACGCATACCGCCGGATTGTGGAACTGGAAAGCCTGCTGCTGGTGGAGGTGCCGGAAACAGTCTGGCCTGCTGAGGTTGGCCTGGTCTTCGCGCAGCTGGAAATCGCCGGGGATCTCCCGGCGCACCACCAGCGCCGACTGAAGCACCATATAAACCGTATGTGGCTGGAAAAAATGCCGGTGCCAGCGATTGTCACTGCTGCCCGTTCGCTGGCTACTGCCATGGAGAAATACGCGTGAGAGAAATCATCGTTGATAATTTTGCTGGTGGCGGCGGGGCGTCTACCGGTATTGAGCTGGCGACTGGCCGCAGTGTGGATATTGCCATCAACCACGACGAGAACGCCGTCGCGATGCACACCACGAATCACCCGGATACGTTGCACTACTGCGAATCGGTGTTTGATGTAAACCCAATGGCGGCGACTGCCGGCCGTCCGGTAGGGCTGGCGTGGTTCTCTCCGGACTGCCGTCATTTCTCGAAGGCGAAAGGCTCAAAGCCGGTCGAGAAAGAAATTCGCGGTCTGGCGTGGATTGTCATTCGCTGGGTGCTGGCGGTGCGGCCACGCGTGATGATGCTTGAGAACGTCGAAGAGTTCAAAACATGGGGACCACTACTGGCGGCAGAGATGCGCCCAGATCCGGCCCGCGCTGGGGAAACATTTGAGGCGTTCTGCGGGATGCTGTCCGGTGGTATACCTGCCGGGCATCCTGCGCTGGCAGAGTGCTGCGAGTTCCTGGGTATTGCCGTAGATGGCGAACAGGCGCAACAGCTGGTGGCCGGGCTCGGATATGCTGTTGATCACCGCGAGCTGCGGGCGTGTGACTTTGGCGCGCCGACAATCAGAAAGCGCTTTTTTATGGTGATGCGGTGCGACGGCGTGTCGGTGACCTGGCCGGAGCCGACACACGGCGATCCTAAATCGCCAGCAGTGCAGAACGGTAAGCTTAAAGCCTGGCGGACGGCGGCGGAGTGTATCGACTGGTCAATCCCGGCGCCGTCGATTTTTGACCGCAAAAAGCCGCTGGCCGAGAACACGCTCAAACGCATTGCCCGAGGCATTCAGCGGTTCGTGATCGACAATGCGTCGCCGTTTATCGTGAAGTGCAATCACACCAGCACCCGTACCAGTTACGACTGCTTCCGAGGACAGGCGCTGGCGGATCCGCTACAGACCATTACCAAAACCCACGGCTATGCTGTCGCGGTACCGCACCTGACAAAATTCCGTACTGGCGCAACCGGACAGGAGGTTTGCGAACCGGTACCGACAATCACTGCCGGTACATCGAAGCGTCCGGGCGGAAACGGGCATGCGCTGGGTGTGGTGGAAGCCGCACTTACCCCGTTCCTGGCGGGTAATGGTGGCAGCGAGTATCAGGCCAAACCGCGCCCGCTGGATAAACCCGCGCATACCATCCTGAAAGAGTCACGGTCATGCGTCGTTGCGCCAGTAATTGCCCGTCAGTTCGGTGCCAGCATCGGGCACCGGGCTGACGAACCGAGCGCCACGATTACCGCTGGTGGCGGCGGAAAATCGCAGTTGGTGACTTCGACCCTGATCCAGATGGGGTATGGCGAACGCCCCGGACAGCAACCACGTGTGCTGCAACTGGACAATCCGCTGGGTACCGTTACTGCCGGCGGCAATAAGTTCGCGACGGTTAGCGCATTCCTGGCGAAGCATTACGGCGGGAATTACTCAGGGCCGGGCGTCGGGTTGGACGAACCAGCGCACTCAGTGACCACTGTCGACCATCATGCGGTTGTAGCCTCTCATCTGGTGAAACTGCGAGGTACCTGCCGGGACGGACAGCGAACAAACGAGCCGATGCCGACCATCACAGCCGGTGGCCTGCATGTTGGAGAAGTCGAAACCATGCTTGCGGTTGAGTCTTACGACGAACAGCGCGCAGCGCAGGCGCTGGCGTTCCTGCGGGAATACTGCGGTGAGGATTGCGACGGGCTGGTGACCGTTGACGGCATCACTTACCGCATCGTCGATATCGGTATGCGTATGCTGCAACCGCACGAGCTGTACCGCGCCCAGGGCTTCCCGGAGTGGTATATCATTGACCGTGACTATCGCGGCGTGAAGTACGCCAAAGATAAGCAGGTGGCGCGCTGCGGCAATGCGGTACCGCCGCCGTTCGCTGAGGCACTTGTTAGGGCTAACTTGCCGGAGATGTGTAGAGCGAAATATCTTGCTGCATAATTAAAATTGCTGGTCATACCACGGCGTTTTTGGTGATAAAAACTACAATTATTGTTGCCAAAAATGACTGAGGGGCTGATATGAAAGCAAAATATAAAGTTATTTATTATATCGATAGCAAACGGCATGAGTTCGATACGTTTGTTTTACGAGACGACAAGATTGATGAAGCCGATCTTTATTCTCAAATAATGCCTAAGGTAGAGGAGCACTATAAGGACACATATGGTGTTAATTCATTTGCAGTGCGAAAGGGATTCAGTGACATCACTTTCGACTATTTAGGTCCGAGTTAAACACGATAGCTCTCTGCTGCATGCATACTACTAATGTTAAGCCACGTTGTACCGTGGCTTTTTTATTCAATGGCTTACAACAACTTAACTTTTCAAACCTGTGTCGCAATTTGTGCGCTTATCGAGTTGATCATTCTCCCGTATGGGTGTACTGTTTATTTATACAGTATTTTTATGAGAGGGATGATCATGAAGGTTGAAGTCACTATCGAACGTACAAAAAAACTGCCTGATGGCGCGATCCCGGCGCTGGAAAAAGAACTTTTAAAACGATTAAACAAGCGCTACGAAGGGTGCAAGCTGACCATTCGTCGGGCACAAAATGACGGGCTCAATGTTATCGGTGGCGATAAAGACGAAATCGCAAATATTCTGCAGGAAACCTGGGAAAGTGCGGACGAGTGGTTCTACTGATTGAACGTTGAACTATTTCCTGAAGCTGAACAGGGGGATGCTGTGAGAGAATGTGTTTCAAAATCATCTGAGCCTGACTGGTATGACGTTGTCAGAAGGGCGGATGGCGCGGTGCTATGTAGTTTTCCAGGAGGTGATCGTTTTCTTGTTTATAAAAGTGGAGGGCTTATTTCTATGCGACCTTTACTTGATGAGGAAATTATTTTCACGCCAACCGCGGTTGTGCAGTTTCTCACTGATCTCGGCTACCGCATCCAAAGACCATCTGATAATATGATCTCATCGGTCTGAACAGCCGGTAAACCTGCTGCGCCACGGAGTGAACACCATGGCGCACTTGCAATTAATCAAGCAATCATCAGGAATCCTGATCCCGGCTACGCCCGAGACCAGCGATTTTCTGCATTCAAAATGTAAGCTCGGCGCTGTTCTGGTTGCCGATTTCAAAAAAGTGCGCAACCCGGCATTTCACCGCCGATTCTTCGCGCTACTCAATCTGGGCTTCGATTACTGGGAACCTACCGGCGGCGCGATATCTTCCAACGAACGCAGGCTGGTTAACGGTTACGCCAGATACCTGGCTGCTTTCGGCGGGAACGAAAGTGCGCTGATGGATGCCGCTGAGCAATATCTGGATCAGGTTGCCAGTCGCCGCATAACAAACGGCATCAGTCTTTGTAAATCCTTCGATGCGTATCGTGCCTGGGTAACTATCGAGGCCGGGCATTTCGACACCATCCAGTTGCCTGACGGCACTCTCCGTAAACATCCCCGCAGTGTTTCTTTTGCCAGCATGGACGAAACAGAGTTCCAGCAGCTCTACCGTGCCGCACTGGATGTGCTCTGGCGCTGGATCCTGTCCCGCGTATTTCGCGATCAGCGTGAGGCCGAGAACGCCGCCGCGCAGCTGATGAATTTTGCGGGGTGAGTATGGCTAAAAAACCTCGTCGAAAATGCATCCACTGCAGGGAGTGGTTCCACCCGGTTCGTGATGGGCAGATTGTCTGCCGCTACGTATGTGCCAGCGCTGTAGGCAAAGAGCAGACTGCAAAGAACCAGGCTGATGCTATGCGTGCTGAGAAGAAGCGCCAGCGCGAAGAGGAGAAAGAGCAGCGGGCACGCCAGGCGGAACGGCGACAGGCAGTTAAGCCGCTCAGCTATTTCATCAAACAGGCGCAGCAGGCTTTTAACGAATTCATCCGGTACCGCGATCGACATCTCCCTTGTATCAGCTGCGGGCGGCATCACGACGGGCAATATCATGCCGGTCATTTCCGGACTACCGGCGCGAATCCGGAGCTGCGCTTTGACGAAGACAACTGCCATAAGCAGTGTTCGGTCTGTAATAACCACCTCTCCGGCAACCTGACTGCCTACCGTCCGGAGCTAATCGCCAAAATCGGCCAGACCCGCTTTGATGCCCTGATGGGCCCGCACAAATTACCGAAATGGAAGCGCGACGACTACATCCGCATCCGCGATGAATACCGCGCAAAACTCAAAGAACTTAAGCAGCAGGTGGTCGCATGAAACCAGAACTGATCGAATTGCTTCGCATGCGCTGGCTGCGCCTCCGCATTTATCGCCGCCCGGGTACGGTGCTGGTGGACTATCGCATCCTTCGTAACTTTATTCGCATCTACCAGATTGCAGGAGCTGCAGCGTGAATCTTGAAAATACCGTGAAATACCACTTCGCAAAGTCCACGCTGATTAGCTACTCCCCGCGCGCTACCGCATCAGACTCACTGACCGGTACCGATATCATGGCCGCTATGGGCATGACGCAGGAGCGTGCCGCTTTGGGCTACAGCGCTTTCCTCGGGAAGATGGGCATCAGCCAGAACGACCGGGATCGGGCGATCTCACTGTTGGCCGAGTATGCGCTGACCAAATGCGACAAGGTTGCCGCGCTGCGCAAGCTCGCTGCTGGGATTAAGCCGTTGGTCATGCATCAGCTCGCCACCTTCGCTTTTGAGGACTATTCCCGCAGCGCCGCCAGTGTAAAGCAATGCGACTGCTGTGCCGGAAAAGGGTTTATTGAGGCTGATATGTACACGATGAAATCACACTACACCATGAAGCTCCCCCAGTGGGCAAAAGATCTGAAGCAGTCACCCAGTGATTTCGAGGTTAAGCGTCAGGTGAAAGAGGTGGCCCGCGTACTGTGCTCGGCCTGCAATGGTAAGAAGGTCATCAGTTGCGCCTGCAGTGATTGCCGAGGCCGCGGTAAAGCCGTAGACCAGAAGGAAACGAAGAGGCAGGGCGTTCCGGTTATGTCCGACTGCAAACGCTGCGGCGGTCGCGGCTATGAGCGAATTCCTTCGACCGAGGCCCATGCTGCTGTCTGTCAGATTACTGATGCTATCAGCCTGGACACGTGGAAGAAGTCTGTTAAGCCGTTCTACGATCAGTTGATCACGAAGTTTGATATTGAAGAAGCCTGGGCTGAGGCGCAACTGAAACAGATAACCCGATAGGAGGTGAGGAAATTAATTTGAGCTATTTACTTTTCCCGAATCTGTGTTAATTTTATCCCAACGATGGGTTAATGCCTTCGTTTCAAGCCCTGCGGTTAACACCGTGGGGCTTTTGCGTTTGCTTGGCCCAATAAAAAACCCCGCATCATCACGGGGTTTGCTTTGCTAAATGTCTTTAATTTTATGATAGATGCTTATGGCATTGTGGTACATCAGCCTCATCTCGCTAAAATTTGACCCCTGCGATGTGTCAGTATTTTCACCCGCGCCGTAGACCGCCTCGACACAGTCTCCGATCCTTCTAATTGTTGCGGCTGGATCATCTGAATGTTTGATCATTAAAGCCAAAAGAAATGCCGACTTCTCATTCATTGGCCCCATGGCTGAGAGCATCAAGTCAATCTTTTTCTCACGCATTTCTTTATTGTAATTCTGTGGGTCAAGCATGCTGCTCATAAATAATTCTCCAGAGTTGTGAAAGTTATCATTGGTACTACGGAAGAGTTTTCATCACGTTATCAATTTCCCTTCCTTCAAATCTTGAAGTCCAGCCGCAGGAGCCGCAATGGTAAGGAAAGTCATCGAACCCGCTACCGACCTGTTTAAGACAGTTGGGGCAATAAACCGCGCTGATATACCCACCCGCGGGATTTTTTCTGAAGGCCGCGCCCATGTGCTCGACAAACTCATCCTTTGCCCGATAAGCCGCTACTTCCTTCGTAAGTTCTACGCACTTGGCCTTCGCCTCGGCAAGTTCTTCTATGGTGGCAGCATGGGCTTTTTGAAGTACGTCGATCTGCTCTCCAATGAAAGCGATGCGCTCGCGCAGGACCTCGTTACTTTGCACAGCAGAAAGCGCGCCGATCCCATTTTTAAGGGACGCGATAAGTAATCCTACATCCATGGTTATTCCCTAATTGTCTGTGGAATAAACAATTTAGCAATTTCCTTTGTCTGTGGAAAGCTGGGAAACCACGCGCCGGGTGTGGATAAAAATCCCGGCATTAAATTGATTGCTGGCTGCCGATTGGCGGCCTTTTTTATTTCCCCTCATTCCTGAGAGGACTCACCACTAACGAGGGGGCGTAATGTCCGAACCTTTTTCCGGTACCGCGGCCGCCGGTAGCGCGCTGACCGGCGCCAGCATTTATGGACTGCTTACCGGCACTGATTACGGCGTGGTGTTCGGCGCGTTTGCTGGTGCTGTTTTCTATGTGGCCACCGCTGCCGACCTGACGATTTTTCGCCGTACCGCGTATTTCGTTGTCTCGTATTTTGCTGGCGTGTATGGCTCGGGGCTGGTGGGTTCGTGGCTGGCAAAAATGACGGGCTACGCAGACAAGCCACTGGACGCGCTCGGTGCGGTGATTTTGTCTGCCGTGGCAATCAAGACGCTGACTTTTTTCAGTGAACAGGACCCACTAAAGCTGCTGGCACGCTGGAGAGGGGGAACCAATGGTAACTAACGATCCGCTGGTGGTGACGAACGTGGTGGCGTGTGCCGCCATTGTTCTGCGCCTGATGATGTTCCGTAAGCCTGGCGGGCGACATAACCCGTGGGCGTCATGGTTGGCCTACCTGATAATTCTGGCGTATGCGTCGGTACCGTTCCGGTACCTGTTCGATTCATATCTGCATACCCACTGGGCAACTGTCGCCATCAACTTAATCATCTGCGCCGCCGTGTTCCGCGCCCGGGGCAACGTCGCGCGAATCTTCCATGTTCTGAGGCCGGAATGAAACAATCACAATTTCAGCAGGCGGCTGGTATAAGCGCCGGATTAGCTGCGCGCTGGTTTCCGCACATCGATGCGGCGATGAAAGAATTCGGCATCACTGCACCGACTGATCAGGCGATGTTTATCGCCCAGACCGGACACGAGTCCGTGAGTTTCTCCCGGCTGGTGGAGAGCATGAACTACAGCGTGGCAGGCCTCGCCGATTTCGTCCGTGCCGGGCGACTTACTCAGGACCAGGCAAACGCGCTGGGTCGTCGCTCGTATGAAAAGGTGTTACCACTGGAACGCCAGCGCGCTATTGCCAATCTGGTGTACAGCAAACGCCTGGGCAACAAAGCAGCTGGTGATGGCTGGAAATATCGCGGCCGCGGCCTGATTCAGATCACCGGTCAGGCAAATTACACAAAATGCGGTACCGCGCTGAAACTCGACCTGGTCACCAGCCCTGAGCTGCTGGAGCAGGAGCGTAACGCGGCGCGTTCGGCAGCATGGTTTTTTGCTACCAGCGGATGCCTGCTTTACTCCGGCGACCTGGCGCGCGTCACGCAGATTATCAATGGTGGCCATAACGGCATTGAAGACCGCCGTCTGCGCTACAACCGGGCGCGGAGTGCGCTGGTATGAAGTGGCGATATGTTCTGCTGACGCTGGTGGTCAGTCTCTCGGCGACGACGCTTATCGCCTGGCGTTCCGGATGGAATGCCCACGCCGACCATGTCAACGCGCTGGCGGCGGATAAGAAAGATAAGGCCAATAAAGCCATCCAGCCGGTAGAGAAGAAAGCCGCTGTGGCAAATGCCGAAGCCAGAGTGATTTACCGGACCATAACCCGTGACGTGGTGAAATATGTTCAGTCTCCGGATCGTACCAGGTGTGATTTTGATGATGAGTCTGTACGGCTGCGCCAGCGTGCCATCGACGCTGCCAACTCCATCAGCGGATTTGATGCAGGAACCGTGCAGGGCAAGTAATGCCGGGGCAAACAGCGATGAGGATTTGCAGGCAGACATCGAGACGGCGGAGTGTTTGCGCCAGTTGCGGATCAACACATATCGCTGGCAGGCCTGGTATAACGCGTTGCTTTAAGGCTGCATCCCGGGCAGCTTTTGCCACCCGGTTTATGGTTACTCAGTCAGCTCCTTTTCATTTAGCTGTTCAAAGTAAAAGTCATAACGCTTCAGAAACCACATTCTGCAGTCTTCATCCATGTTACCGGTTATAGCATCAGTACACAGATGTCGACCATGGAAACGCATCCGGGCAAAGCTGTAGGCAAGGAAATCTAAATCCCGGGAAGATACAACACACTTTTTACTCACTACCTGCATACATTCCTCCTCTGTTGGACGATCCAAAAAGGGAAGATGTGTTAATGAAAGTATGGCTCAGAAAAGAGGCAGCGGGAGTGATTTTACTCCTGGATGAAAAAAACGTTGCGCCTGATCAAGCGGAGGTTTTTGCAGGATTATGTGCAATGGCTGGGGGAATAAAAAATGCCCTCATTAAGAGGGCGAGAGGGATTGTCTGGCGTGTGCATTTCGCACTTTTTATTTTTCAATAAAAAAAGGGTCAAACGGTACTACCTCCCCTGGTGCGGCAGGAAGGCTGAGTATGGACGGATTAATAATGTTAACAAGCGTAAGCGGTGACTTTTGACGAAATATCTCGCTTGAGCGATGTTTACGTTTTGGATTTGCTCAGTTAAAAAAAAGCCCTCGGGTAAGAGGGCGAGTCGGAGTAGAGCTGACAGTACTTCGTACTCTTATTCTTTTCTCAATGGCAAGGATCTTACGTTGGTTCTTCAACTCCTGTCGTGGCAGGAAACCTGATTATGGTTGTTAACTTTTAGTTAACAAGCGTAAGCGGGTTGATTGGGAAAAATCCTAGTTTAATGAAATGGTTTCGAAAAAAAACCCTCAGACGGAAGGAAATCCAGATTCTTCAGAGGGTATGCAAATGCATTTCGTTACCTTTTAAACTTAGCAACGCGCCGCTGCACTGATATGAGATATCTCCCATAAGCGAAGCCGTAATAAATTTATAACTTATTTTATATCTGCTTAAAGATGATTATCTCCCTTCCTGCAGATAAGGCTCACCGATTGTCTACACTTAAGACTTCCTAACCAGAAAGGAGGTTTGTATGACCGATCGCCCAGTCGAAGGGGACCATCCTGATTACAGTCCTGTTCCTGATAACGTCAAAAACGACCAGCCAGGGCAAACCGGTAGAGACCAGAAAGACGATACTGGCTCAGCACCTGAATCTGGTGATAAACAGCCATAACTAAAACTAACCGCCTACGGGCGGTTTTTATTGCCATCACGCTGGACATTACAGCAGGCATTCACTGAGTCCCTGTTATAATGACGTTAAAGGATACCTACAAACGAGAAGCTTTATGCGTGACGTTATGCTCTTCGGTGAGGGCTGGAACGGTGAAGTAAGAAAAGTGGCAGATGGGGTGCATCGTTATTACTACACCCCCGAAGAAAACGATCAGCGCCATCGCGAAGCCGTTTTCTCAATTTTAGAGTATCGATCTTTCAGTGGTAAAAATTACTGGATTGGATTTCCGGTTATCGAGCCGTCTCTTTCAGATATTGAGTGGGCCATTATGAAGTATCAGCCTGCGCCCGTTTCGAAGTTTTAGCATTGAGCCAAATTAGCCTCGCAGACGCGGGGCTTTTTTATGCGTAACAGGCTTGCTTACGTGAAGTTTTTTTCGATTTCATTATTTGGATCTCTTTCGTGGCAGGCCTGTGTAAGTAGAAGGGTGATACTTTGTAAATTAATAGCGCACTAACGATTATGCATAATACTTTTTCTGTCAATTACAAAAGGAGAGCAGACGATGATTGATGGAAAAGAAGAAACGCTTATCTCAGGAAGAAAATGCTATTCAGTGACAGGCAAAGATAAAGCGTTAAGAATGTTCGTAGATAATCTCCGCACCAGCAATAAGTTTGAAGATTCTGATATGCGCGTGATAGGTGGGATTGATGCAAATGGCCGAATGAAAATCATTTTAGCCGGACACTTTGTGGATGAGGTTTCGTTTCAGGATTTTAAAAAGAAATTTATTAATCCTTATAAGCTCAAACAAGAAAATTAACGTTTTTTAAATTATTATCAGGATTCATTTTTACTACGCACTACTCATAAATAAGCCCCTGGCATCCGCTGGTGGCTTTTTTATGCGCTTCGTACGCGCACCTGAAAGCAAGGTAATTTTATGGCTGACATCATGACCCAAAGGCCATACCCACCGCCACAGTTTATCGATAACCCGGACTTCAAGCCCTACATACGATTAATCCCGGCTGAAGGCGTTCACGAGTGGATACATACCGGGATACTGAGTGAAGAAGGCACCCTGCATAACCCTGACCATTTCCACTTACTGGAAGCTGACATCGTATTCATGTGGGCGTCGAATGCATTCGCGAAGAAGGGGCGAACGGTGCTGGGCCAGTGTGAAGAGGTAATGATGCGCGCTGGTGGCTGGCAAAAAGCCCGCATGGAACAGCAGATGTACGAATGGTTCGGGCACATCCCGGATTTTATTATCACCCTGGCCGCTGATTACTGCGCCCAATGTTCCGATCTGGAGTTCTGCGCGCTGGTCGAGCATGAGCTCTACCACATCGCACAGGAAACCGATGAATTCGGTGCGCCGAAATTCTACCGGGATAGTGGATTACCCAAACTGAAGCTACGCGGCCATGATGTGGAAGAGTTCGTTGGTGTCGTTCGCCGCTATGGAGCAAGTCACGATGTGCAACAACTGGTGGACGTAGCAAACAGGCCTGCGGAAGTGGCTCAACTTGATATCGCCAGGGCGTGCGGGACGTGCATGCTTAAACTGGCTTGATTACCTGGACTGACCTGGACGAATGGTGAATTATGGCGGCTCTAAAAAATGATGTGAAAGCCTACATAGTTCAGGCCCTTGCGTGCTTTGATACCCCTTCTCAGGTTGTCGAGGCTGTCCAGGCTGAATTTCAGGTGAAGATTACCCGCCAGCAGGTCGAATCCTACGACCCCACAAAAGCCAGTGGCAAGGCGTTAGCTGCCCGGTGGGTGGAATTGTTCAACGCTACCCGAGAACGCTTCCAGAATGAAATCTCGGACATCCCGATAGCCAATAAGGCCTACCGGCTGCGTGCGCTTGATCGAATGATGACGAAGGCAGAGACAATGCGGAATATGGCACTGGCAGCGTCACTGATTGAACAGGCCGCCAAAGAGTGCGGTGATGCCTACACAAACAAACATAAATTCGAGCATTCCGGGCCTAACGGTGGCGCTATCGAGACGATCACCATGAGCAAAGAGGAATACAAATCAGCAAGGCAGGAGATGATGGAGGATGACGACTGCTGAGCAAAAGGCATTTGCCCGTAAGGTCGAATGCGAAGAGGATGGGCTGTATTACGCGCGCTATTTCTTCAAACAGCGCACCGGCGGCAAGATGATTGTCGCACCGCATCACAAAGTTATTCAGCAGACGCTGAACCGCGTTATAGATGGTGAGATAAAGCGCCTGGTCATTAACGTTCCGCCTGGTTACACCAAAACAGAACTGGCAACCATTAACATGATGGGCCGGGGACTGGCGCTGAACCGGCGCGCCCGGTTTATGCACCTGTCATACTCCCACCAGCTGGCGCTACTGAACTCATCGACTGCACGCGGCATGGTCAAATCGCAGGCCTACCAGTCAATGTGGCCGATGGCGTTGCGTGACGATGCGGACAGTAAGGCGATGTGGTGGAACGAATATGGTGGCGGGGTTTACGCGTCGTCAGCTGCCGGGCAGGTTACCGGTTTTCGTGCCGGACACATGGAGCCAGGCTGGCAGGGCGCGCTGATTATCGATGACCCGGTAAAACCTGATGATGCCTACAGCGAAACTGTACGCGATGGCGTGAACAACCGCTTTAACGAAACCATCAAATCACGTCTGGCCGTCGAAACAACGCCGATGATTGTGATTATGCAGCGTATCCACTATCACGACCTCAGTGGATACCTCCTGCGCGGCGGCTCCGGTGAAATGTGGCATCACCTGAATCTGCCGGTGATTATCGATAACAGCCAGGCGTATTCGGCGCAATATCCGGAAAACACCCACGCTATCCCTGTTGATCATGGTCTGCCTGACGGCTGGCTCTGGCCGTTCAAGCACAACGAGACACACCGCGTATCGCTGTTCTCGCACCGGCGAACTGCCGAGGCGCAATACATGCAGAAGCCCCGCAAGTTTAACGCGGAGGGCGCACTGTGGACTGAGGCGATGATTAGCGCCGCGCGCGACCTGCAGATCCGCTTTGATAAGGTTCGTACGGTTATTGCGATTGACCCGCAGGCCACAAACAGCGATGAAAGCGACGAAACCGGGATTGTGGCCGCCAGCGCATACGGTGCTGGTGATAAAAAACAGTTCTCTGTTGATGGCGATTACAGTGCCAAATACTCACCGGCTGGCTGGGCTAAAAAGGCTATGTGGGCCTATGAGGAACATGGCGCTGATGCCATCGTTATCGAAACGAACCAGGGCGGGGATATGGCGGAGGAAACACTGCGTAACGCCGGGTTCAAAGGCCGCATAATTAGGGTGCATGCCAACAAAGGGAAATTCGCCCGCGCCGAACCGATATCCGCGCTCTACGAACAGGGGCGTGTAGTCCATCACGGCAATCTCTATCTACTCGAAAACCAGTTGATGGAATACGTGCCCGCCACCGCCAAAAAGTCTCCTGACCGACTGGATGCCGCCGTGTATGCGCTGACCGAACTCGGCGGAGCGCAGGCAATTGGCATGATGATCCCGAAACGCCTCAGATAATTTACGGACCCTGCATGAATAAAAATCTTCAGCTGGCCGTCAACCATGCGTTGAACGATGCCAGGCTTGCGCGCGCCCGTATGATGGCCGCCAACCCAACCATGGGGCTGGATTCAAAGCGTAGCTCGGCATGGTGCGAGTACGGATTCAAAGACGACATTACCTTCGATGACCTCTACAGTCTGTACCGGAGAGGCGGTATTGCCCATGGCGCGGTCAAAAAGCTGATCGGTGCGTGCTGGCAAAGCAACCCGGAAATTATCGAAGGAGATAAGCAGGACGAAACCCGCCCGGAAACAGACTGGGAACGGAAAGCTAAGTCTGTATTAACGCATCGCTTCTGGCGCTCTTTTGCAGAGGCTGACTTACGGCGGCTGGTGGGGCGTTACTCCGGCATTCTGCTGCATATCCGGGACGGCAAAGACTGGAACCTGCCTGTAACCAGAGGGAGAGGGCTGGAGAAAATCACCGTTGCCTGGGCGGGAACAATCAAGGTTAAGGACTGGGATACAGGCATCAATTCCCGAACCTACGGCCAGCCGAAAATGTGGCAGTACATCGAGCAACTTGCGAACGGTGCCGTCCGGCGCGTGGACGTTCATCCGGATCGCGTTTTTATCCTGGGTGATTATTCCCCCGATGCTATTGGTTTTCTTGAGCCCGCTTACAACGCTTTCGTAAGCCTTGAGAAGGTGGAAGGCGGCTCCGGTGAGTCGTTCCTGAAGAACGCAGCCCGCCAGCTGAGCATCAACTTCGACGAAAAAATCGACTTTACCAATCTGGCCTCGCTCTATGGTGTGGATGTTGCGGAGCTGCAGGAAAAATTCAATGAAGTCGCCGTTGAGATTAACCGTGGCAACGATGCGCTACTCACCACGCAGGGCGCAGCTGTAACGCCGCTGGTGACATCTGTGGCTGACCCCGGCCCGACCTACGACGTCAACCTCCAGACAGCTGCCGCCGCGCTGGATATCCCGACCAAAATCCTCGTTGGTATGCAGACGGGCGAGCGTGCCAGTACTGAAGACCAGCGTTACTTCAACGCACGCTGCCAGTCTCGCCGGGGTGATTTGTCATTCGATATCGAAGACCTGTGCGACAAGCTGGTGGAACTGGGCATTCTCGACGCGGTAGGGCAAAAGACGGTTATCTGGGATGACCTGAACGCTAGCACCGACGCTGAGAAGCTGGCCGCAGCCAAAACCATGGCGGAAATTAACAGCGCCTTGCTCGGCACTGGCGAACAGCCCTTCACCGGTGAAGAAATACGCGTCGCTGCCGGGTATGAGGGCTCGCCTGCACCTCTGGGGGAAGACGATGAAGAAGAGGAAAACGAAACCTCCTATTCTGCCGGGAAACCTTAACGATCCCACCGGTGCAGACCGCCTTGAGCGCGGTGCGATTAACGAGTTCGGCAAACGGATAAGGCGCATTGCCAAAGCTTACCAGGACATTCTCGACCGTATTCCCGCATCGCCCGCTGTAAACCTTCGCTACACATTCGACCTGGACACCTCACTGTTATCAATGCTTCTCAGCAACGCCTCGGTGATTGTTGATGAAATCCTCTTTGGTGGCAGCGAGACCGATTTCTGGTTCTGGCGGGATTACGTCAGGCAGGGATATCAGCGCGGCACGGCCCAGGAGTTTGCCAGCCTGTCGCAGCAGTCGCCGGTATATGCCGCCGGGCGTGAAAGTCTCCAGCAGTTGTTGCTGAGCGATCCTTATCAGCGCCGCCTTCTGCTGGTTAGAACCCGAGTTTTTGAGGAGATGAAAAACCTCAGTGCGCGGATGAAATCGGACATGGCGCGCATTCTTACCGATGGCATGGGGCGGGGGCAGAACCCACGGGAAATTGCGAAACGTCTCACCAGCCAGGCCGGAATTGAACTCAGCCGGGCCAGGCGTATTGCCCGCACGGAAATACCGACGGCGCTGCGTCGGGCCCGGTGGGATGAAACGGATGATGCCGAAGCACAATACGGCATTACAACACGTCTTTTGCACCTTTCAGCGTTCAGCCCGACAACGCGGCGTAAGCATGCGCTTCGCCACGGGCACCTGTACACCACAGAAGAGGTGCGTGACTGGTACAGCATCGACGGCAACGCCATTAACTGCAAATGCACACAGGTTGCTGTGCTTGTTAATGCCAGCGGTCAGCCGCTTAACCCGAACATCATTGATATGGCTAAAAAGCGCCTGGAGAAAGCGCAGAAAGCCGGACTCATCGCCAACCACTGCGACTGCGGCCACCATAGAGCCGCGTAACCGCGAGACACCACCATGACCATGCAAGTAAACGTCACCACCCGTGTGAACAGCCAGTCCATCCGTCGGGAAGTTCACAACGGGCGCGATCATCTGATCCTGCCCAGTTACACGCTGCCGGCCAATGTCGTTATGAACGGCGGTCTCTATTCTGCCAGTGAAATCGATGCGCACTATGCGGGCCTCGAGGGGACGCTGGCACCGCTCGGTCATCCGCAGGTAAACGGCCAGTTTGTGTCGGCCTTCTCGCCTGAAGGGCTGAATGTCGGGTTCGTCGGCGCGTGGAACCGCAACGTTAAAAAAGCCGGGAATCGTATCTACCTGGAGAAATGGGTGGATGTAAACAAGGCCAGCGAATCTGAAGGTGGCCGGGAACTCCTCGAGCGCGTGGCAGCCATTGAGCGCGGCGAGGACGTGCCGCCAATTCACACCAGTGTGGCGGTGTTTCTTGACCAGCTCGAACCCAATGAAGAACAGAAGGCGCTGGGTGCTGAGTGGGTGGCAAAAATCCACGGCATGGATCACGACGCCATTCTGTTGCATGAGGTCGGTGCGGCCACACCCAAGCAGGGCGTTGGCCTGATGGTGAATGCCGACCTCGCCACGCCATTAAAAGCCAACTCCGGCGCGCTGGTGGGCGAATCTTTCCGGGAGCGTGAACAACGCCTCGATCGTGCAGCAAAAGCAAAGTTCGCTCCAGGCGAGAACGAATATGCCTGGGTGGCTGACTTCACTGATTCGCAGGTGGTGATTATTCGCAATGGCGGAAGCGCGCAGGTTTACGGCTACACCTCTGACGGCGGAAAAATCACCTTCGACGACACCGGAACGCCGGTTGCCCGCCAGGAATCCTGGGTCACCGTTGTAACCAACAAAGTTAAATCTCTTTTCACACCGCAGGATAAGCCTGCAACTAACCATCAAACGGAGGGCGACATGCCTTTAACCACTGAAGATACAGAACTGCTTCGCAAAATCGTTGGTGAGGCCATCGCCGCTAATAACGACGCGACCATTAAGCCACTGAGCGAAAGCATTGCAGCAATTCAGACTAACCAGCAGCAGCTCGCTGAGACCCTGACCGCTAACTCCCGCGCCGAAGAAGCAACGAAGCGCGCGGCGGTTGCGAAAGTTCACGGCGAGATCGTCGCGAACGCGCTGTCAGGTGATGCACTGGATGCGATGTTCAAAAACCTGGGCGAAGCCGCACCGCTGGGTACTAACTCCGCGCAGGCGCAAACCGAAACCGGCGCACCTGATCCGGCCACTTACTTCAAATAAGGGAAACGCCAATGCCACGTTATCGTCGCGTTAATATCGACGGGGAATCGCTCTACAAGACGGAAACCCGAAAACTTGCCGCGCCCCTGAACCCGGGGACGTTTGTTGTCATCAATGCCAGCAATCTTTTTGCACAGGCCTCTGCGCCTGTGGGACGCATGTATGTGCTGGATTGCGCTTATCACGAAGGGCTGGGCATTACCGATACGATCCCGTCCGGTCATTCGGGTGTGGGTAATTACCTGGAAGAAGGGCGTGAATTCGCTGTTCGTGTGGCTGCAGGCGCCTATAAAAAAGACCAGCCAATTACGGTTGTTGCAGGTCAGGCCGCTGCCGTTCCTACCGCTGCGGGTACCTATCAGGTCATCGGTTACTGCCAGGATGACGTCACCACCACGGCGGTTGACTTCATCCGCATCCGCGCGCGCGCTTCCAGCGTGACCGTTGCTTAAGGAGAGCATCAATGTATTTTTCTGCTGAAACACTGGCGACCAACAGCCGCCTGCGCACGCACTGGAATGAGCTGTGGGCTAACCGTAACATGTGGGATGCCCAGCACCGCGCCATGATGGCGGTAAACCGTAATCTCATGACGCCTGAAATGCTGGCGGCGAATGCCCTGGCTGGTGACGGTCTCGGTCGTGAATTCTGGGCTGAAATCGACCGACAGGTCATCCAGCTGCGCGATCAGGAAATCGGGATGGAAATCGTCAACGATCTGATGGGTGTACAGACAGTTTTGCCGATTGGCAAGACAGCCAAGCTGTATAACGTCGTTGGCGACATCGCCGATGATGTGCAGGTTAGTCTGGATGGTCAGCCACCTTTTTCTTTTGACCACACCGAATACGGCAGCGATGGCGACCCGATCCCGGTTTATACCGCAGGTTATGGTGTGAACTGGCGTCTTGCTGCGGGCCTCAATACCGTCGGTATTGACCTGGTGCTGGATTCGCAACTGGCGAAGATGCGCAAGTTCCATAAACGTCGCGTTAAAGGCTATCTCGACGGCAACCCGACCATTCAGGTTCAGAACTATCCGGCCCAGGGCATGCGCAACCATCGTAACACCGCCAAGATTAACCTCGGTTCCGGTGCCGGGGGAGCGAATATCGACCTGACCACGGAATCGCCGGCGCAGCTACTGGCATTCTTCGGCCCAACAGGACCGTTTGGTATCACCGCCCGCGCCAACAAAGTCACTGCGTACGATGTGCTGTGGCTGAGCGCTGAAATCATGGCGAATCTGTCGAAGCCGTACACCATTGAAGTCGGCAGCGGCGCGAACGCCGTAATCAGCGGCAATGTCCTGGACGCCATCCGCAAATTTATGCCGGTGAAAGATATCCGCCAGACTTATGCACTAACCGGTAATGAATTCCTGGCGTATGAACGTCGTCAGGATGTGATCACGCCGCTGGTAGGGATGGCCGTCGGGGTGGTTCCGTTGCCTCGTCCGATGCCACAGAGCAACTACAACTTCCAGATTATGTCTGCAGAAGGTTTGCAGATTAAACGCGATGACGATGGCCTGTCCGGCGTTGTCTACGGCGCAAATCTGGCTTAAGGAGAAATTATGCCGAAGTTTGAAGTCATACGTGGCTGGCATGGCGTTAAGGTTGGGGATGTGCTGGTTCTGGATAAAGTTCATCCAGCGCTGGAATCTCATCTTCGCCTGATGCAGGGGGAAGCGGGCGGTGAACTTATCCCGGCAACACCGGGCGCGGGCACTGATGTGAAACCCCGTAAAGAAATCATTGCTGAACGCCTGAAAGAACTGGGGATCGAGTTCAAAGGCAATCTGGGTGCGGAAAAGCTTTCGGAGCTGCTGCCGCCTGGCGAGCTTGAAAACCTGTTCCCTGCTGAATAACCGCCGCGAAAGCGGTTTTTTTATGCCCCGTTCCGGCGGGGCGTCTTATTTCAGGAGTCTGTCATGGTCACACAGGAACAGGCACAGCAGTACCTGACCGGGCAGGGCATCGCTTTACCCGACTTCGTGCTGGCGGCGCTGATTGACCAGGCCAACGGCATTGAAGAATGCCTGGTACTTCATTATCCGGCATCGACAGTGCTGCTTATCCAGCTGTACCTGCTTGCGCTGATGGGGCTGGGGCAGGGTGATAAATACCTTACCAGCCAGACCGCACCCAACGGCGCTTCGCGTTCATTCCGGTATCAGTCGTTTTCTGACCGCTGGAAAGGGGCGCTGAGCCTGCTGAGCGGACTGGACAAACATGGTTGCGCGACGGCACTTATCCCGCCCGATCCGACTGCTGCGCCAGCATTTGCAGGGATTTGGGTCGGTAAGGGCGGCTGTATGTGCAACGGGGGCCGGTAATGGCCTGGGTATCGGTGAAACAGCGTCTGCCGGAGCCGTTCGTTAAAGTCTGGGTGATAACAGACAGCGGCAGGAAGGTGACCGGCTACGTCAAAAATAACGGTGAATGGTTCATCTTTTGCCGTGAGGTAGCCGCCGGGAACCCGGAAGTGATCAGCTGGGAGGAGTCATGAGCGCTACAGCGAACTGGGTATATACCAACCTCGCGACCATTTACCCGCGCACGTACGATGACTGGAAGGGTATCTGGCTGACCGGCACACCGTATCTTATCGACTGCACATGGGAGATAGACCAGGAACAGGCGGTCGATGATGCCGGTGCCGAGTTCACCACTAACCTGATTATCTCCACCGAGCTCAAGCACAACGGCGCAGATGTCCGCAAACCGCTGCGTAACGACTATGTCGCAGTGGGTGATACAACCGCCGAGCCGGACCCGGTAAAAGCGAAAGGTGATGTGATCCGGGCGGTCAGGATGTGGGATATGTCGTTTTTCGGCGAGGAACCCGACTACAAAATTCTGACCGCTGACCGTAATTAGCCCGGTGCCTGATAACTACAGGAGACAACGCTATGCCCGTTAAAGGTATCAAACGTGTTCAGTTAAACATGGGCAATGTGATTGGAAACATCGCCGGGGCAGTGACAGAAAAGGTTATCACCGAAGTTATGATCGTCGGCTCCGGTTACGCAGCACAGATAACCCCGATTCATACCTCCACGCTGGTGAACAGCATGTATCGCGAACTGAAGCCAGAGCCGGGTGGCATGACCGGGCGGGTCGGCTATACCGCAAGTTATGCCGCCCGGGTGAATGCGGCCGGTGGCACGTTAAAAGGCAAGCTCCGCCCGGACGGCAGCGGTAATTACTGGGATCCGGATGCAGAGCCTGATTTTCTGCGTAAAGGGTTTGAGCGCGACGGCATAGCCGACATCAAAGCCACCATACAACGAGGCTACAAATTATGACGCGAAGCGAGGTTTTTGACGCGTTACGCGCCTGGCTGCAGAGCCACGGTTTTGATACCGGCTACCGCGTACAAAAGCGGTTCTGGGTCGAGGTGGAAGATTCACAAAACGATCGCTATCTCGTTATCCAGCAGCAGGGCGGTGGCGCGGCAGAAGAGGCCATCACCCGCGACTACTTCCGCTTCATCCTGCTGACCGGGCAGAACGACGCCGATGTTGATGCGGTGGAGAACACCGCCGACGCCATCCGCCAGGCCATGCTCGATGACTACCACACCGAATGCATCATCTCAATGCAGCCAGTCGGGGGCGTTCCCGCCTTCCGCACCGAAGAGGGCCGCTGCGCCTTCGAAATTAACTTCCAGACCATTATTTCCCGATAATACGGAGTAACACATATGACTTGTGAATCAGGTGCATTCACGGGGCGCGACGTCGTCGTTTATTTTGCGATTGGTTGCCCGGAGGTTCAGCCCACGCTGAGCCAGTACAAGCGCCTCGGCATGATGCGTGGCAAAACAACCGGCGTGGAATGGGAAACCGCAGACGCCACAGCTGACCAGAGCGCAGCGTATACCCAGGAAAATCTGGTCACGTATAAAAACGTATCCTTCTCCGGCGACGGCGTAAGTCGCAAGGAAGCTATCTACGGCCAGAAGGAAATGAAGCGCCATGTATATAACCCGCCCGGAGAAACCAGCAACCAGCCTTACGTGTGGCTGAAAATTATCTCGCCGTTCGATATCACAGAAGGCCCGTTCCTGGTAACGAGCTGGCAGGATGAATCACCGCATGATGACGTGGCCACGTGGTCGATTGAAGCCTCCAGCGCCGGGCTGGTGGATGTCCGCGACGTCGGCGCGGTCATTAACATCACCTCCCAGCCGCAGAACCGCACCATCACCACCGGCAGCACGCTGACGCTTACCACAGCGGTGACCGTGACAGATGGTTCAGCGCTGACGTATCAGTGGAAGAAGAACGGCACGGATATCAGCGGCGCCACGTCAGCCACCTACACCAAAGCCAGCGCGGTGGCGGGGGATGCCGGTTCGTACACCTGCCAGGTTTCATCGCCCACCGCCGGTACCGTCACCACGAGCCCGGCAACGGTTGTGGTCAACGCGTCTTAACTGACAGGGGCGAAAGCCCCTTTGAGGTTTTATGCAGGCAATTACCGATATCGGCCAGGCGGAAATACGCGCCGGTGGCCGGAGAATATTCCTCAACCCTTCGTTTCTTGCGATGTCGCGCATTGGCACACCGGAAGAGATTGTCACAGCATTCGTGACGGTACACGGCGGACATTATCCTGAACACCGGATCAGCGATGTAGAAGTGTTGCGCAGTGCTCAGGCGCGCTGTTTCGCCGACATGGTTGTTACTGCAGCAAAGGTTGTGCAGGCGGCTTGTGATGATGACCTCCGCCAGATGATCGGTATTTGCTCAGTCACAGCAAAAGGCAAGTTATCGTATCGCCCCGGCCTGTTGCCGGTATCACACATCATCCAGCTGGCGCGCCATCTTATTCGCCATGGGGTTGTGGGCGACCAGCCGCAGGAAGCCGCCAGCAAAGGTGAAGGCGAATACTCGGGGAAATTCGATGCCCGGTCTTTCGTTTATCTGGCTGTGGCACACCTGGGCATGAGTGAATCCGATGCCTGGAACATGACCATGACCAGCTTCAGGGCGGCAATGAGCGCTAAATATCCGCCGAAGGAAGCCGCGAAAATCCCGACAGAGCAGCATTACGATGAGGCTATGGACTGGGCAGAGAAGATGTTCGCACTCGATGCACAGCGCAACGGGCTGCACTGACCGCTGTTACTGAGATCAAAAAATCAGACCTGGCCGTTGCGTCACTCCCCCCCCATGCTACGATTGCGAATGAATTTAGTAGGTATGGGATTAGGGATATGCGAATTGATATACCGGGTAGTGCCGAAGACTATTATTCTTCGACTGAAACCCCACAAGGTACAAAAAAATTTAAAGCGAATAGACCCCTGATACGCGAGTTGGTAAACCTTAGACATAAAAAATTGCAAGAGGTTATAGTCTCGGGCGGAAACGCGTATACAGCCAGCCTTGATCTGAATGATCAGTTTGAGGAATTCATTTCTGCTGCGCCTGATCTCGCACAAACAGAAATTTTGAATGTTTATACGCAAGAGCTAAATGCTTCATCTTCAGAAATGAATAAACAAGCTCAAAAATTAGATGAAGAGACTGACAAGACCCTCGAAAAAAACAAAGTATTGGGGCAGTTTTTTTGGGTTGTTGTAATCATTTTTATAGTGGCAGTCATAGCTCTTAAAATGTAA